TCGTCCTGTTTATCCCCAAAAACGGCCGTAACAACCCAGCAAGGCCCTTGTTTGGGCCAGCCTGCTCAGGGCTCTAACTAATGGCTACAAAATCTAAACAGCCCGTAACTGGGGCGGTAAAGCCACGCTTACACAACACCTTTTTGAAAGGCCCTAGCCGCGGTGATGAGGTTGCACAACTAGCTGAGGATATTGGCCTACCCCTGTTACCGTGGCAGCGCTTTGTTTTAAACGATATGTTGACGATTGATAAAAACAAACAATTTGTACGCAAAACAAACCTTGTAATTTGTGCAAGACAAAACGGCAAAACTCACCTGGCGCGTATGCGTATCCTGGCGGGGTTGTTTCTATTCAATGAGCGTAACCACGTTGTAATAAGCTCGGCTAGATCAATGGCCCTTACCACTTTTAGAGAGGTGGCTAATGCAATTGAGGATAGCCCTGAGCTAAAAAAGCAACTCAAAAGCATTAGGTATGCAAACGGTAATGAGGCCATAGTTTTAAAATCAGGCGCTCGCTTGGACGTGCGCGCAGCTACTAGAGACTCAGCCCGCGGTGCCACGGCTGATTTTCTTTTTATTGATGAGTTACGTGAGGTTGATCAACTCGCGTTTGCCGCGGCTATGCCAATTACGCGTGCAAAACCTAATAGCCAAACTTTGCTAGCTAGTAACGCGGGTGATGCCTTTTCTATAACTCTTAATGAGGTACGCGAAAGAGCCCTCAGCCACCCTCCTGCCTCAATGGGTTATTACGAATACAGCGCGCCCCAGTTTGCAGCTTTAGATGATCGCAAAGCCTGGGCGCAGGCAAACCCAGCTATGGGAGTACTCATTACTGAGGCAGCTTTAAAGGAAGCTTTAACTATTCAAACAACCGAGCAATTTCGCACAGAGAGCTTGTCACAATGGATTGACAGCTTACAAAGCCCCTGGCCTCACGGTGCTGTTGAGGATGCCAGCGACATAAACCTCAAAATGAGCCCTGGGCCTTTAACGGTGTTTGCTTTTGATGTTAGCCCGTCTAGGCGTGATGCCAGTTTAGTTATGGGCCAGGTATTGCCTGACGGGCGCATAGGTGTAGCTGTGCTGGATACCTATAGCTCACAGGTTGCTGTTGATGAGCTTGCCATAGCTGCATCAATTAAAAAGTGGGCAGACCTGTATTACCCACGTGTTGTTTGCTATGACAAATACACAACCGCCAGTATTGCCCAAAGGCTACAAAATGCAGGCGTACAAACGCGCGATATATCAGGGCAAACCTTTTATACCGCTTGTTCGGATTTTCACGACAGCCTGGTAAATGACAGGTTGCGGCATAGCGGGCAAGATTTACTGATCCAGCAAATGGCCAACTGTGCAGCCAAAATTACAAGTGATGCTTGGCGAATTGTGCGCCGTAAGTCAGCTGGCCCTGTTGATATCCCTATCGGCCTGGCTATGGTAATCCACGTACTAGCTCAACCCGTAGCTGAGGCCAAAGTGTACGTTTAGACACGCCGAAGTATTTTTTGGCGTTTGTCGTTGACTTTTACGCCATTATTACGTTATGGGATTGTTGCAAACTTTTGGCATAGGTAAAAAAGATATAACCGCGCAACTAGCCCCTGCCATTATGTCGCAGGGTTATGGTGTTGGCGTTTATAGCTATGGTGGACTTTATGCAACAGGCAACGGCGCGCCTTTTATGGATCGCTTTGTAGCTTTGCAGGTACCCGCTGTTGCTAGATGCCGCAATTTAATTTCAGGTGTTATTTCTAGTATTGATTTAGAGCTATACAAAAAATCTACAGGCGTTAAATTAGAAAGCCCTCTATGGCTTGATCAACCTGATATGCGCCAGCCACGTAGCGTAACAATTGCATATACCGTTGACAGTTTGCTGTTTTATGGGGTTAGTTATTGGCGCGTGACCTCATTATATGCTGATGACGGCCGCCCTAGTGGTTTTGAGTGGGTTGCTAATACTCGCGTAACAGTTACAACTGATGAGACAGGCGAAACTGTCCAGTATTACAGCATTAATGGTGTACGTGCGCCTATGTCAGGTATTGGCTCACTCGTTACTTTTCAAAGCTTATTGCCTGGCGTATTAGAAACTGGCGCGCGTACTATCCAGGCAGCAATTGATGTACAAAAGGCAGCAAGTGTTGCAGCTGCTACACCTATGCCAACAGGCTTTATTAAAAATAGCGGTGCTGATCTACCTGAGGCACAAATTAGCGGTTTGCTGGCTGCGTGGAAAGCTGCACGTGCCTCACGTAGTACAGCATATTTAACTAGCACTTTGGATTATCAACAGGTTGGCTTTTCGCCTAAAGAAATGACCTATAACGAAAGTAGCCAGTACTTAGCTACTGAAATTAGCCGTTTGATGAACGTACCCGCTTATTACATTAGCGCTGATATGAATAACAGTATGACTTATCAAAATATTTTGGACGGGCGCAAAGAGTTTGTTGCTTATTCTTTACAGCCTTTTATTAGTGCAATTGAAAACCGTTTATCTATGGATGACATTACAGCGCACGGTAACGTTGTGCGCTTTGCACTAGATGAAACCTTTTTACGAGCTGATACAGCTGCGCGTTTGGATGCAATTGAAAAGATGCTCAATCTAGGTTTAATTGATTTACAGCAAGCTCAAAGTATGGAACAGCTAAGCCCTAGTGGCATAAATGAGGGGATCACAACAAATGATATTAACCTTTAGTGGAAACGTTGAGGCCGTAGATAGCGGCGAGCGCCGCACTATTGCAGGCAAAATTGCACCGTATGGTGAGATTGGATATACCTCAGCTGGTAAGGTTGTTTTTGCTGAGGGCTCAATCGTTGCACCTGAACCTAGCCGCGTAAAGCTTTTAATGTCTCACGACAACTCAAAACCTGTAGGGCGTATGCAAAGCATTACATCAGCTAAAGACGGTTTATATGCCAGCTTTAAAGTGAGTGCCTCATCACGTGGTACAGATGCAATTTTGCTAGCCCAAGAGCAATTAATGGACGGCTTATCCGTTGGTGTTGAGGTCACAGCATCAAAGCCTGAAAAAGATTACCTCTTGGTCACCGCTGCCACCTTACGCGAGGTGTCACTCGTTGAGAGCGCCGCTTTTGCCAGCGCTGCGGTGCAAAAAATTGCCGCGCAAGCGGGCGAAATGCCAGTAGAGGCAGCATCAACTAGTACAAAAATTACGACAACTAACACCGTAATAAACACAACAACAACCGAAACCGAAACCGAAACCGAAAGCGAGGCCGCTGTGACTACAGCCCCCGATCAATCCGCACCTGAGGCAACAGATGCCACAGAGCAGGCTGCACCTACAGTAGAGGCAGCTCGTAAAATCATCCTACCTAGCGCGCTTAATTCACAAAGAGTACGCACACCTATTGTAAATATGGGATCATACACAGAGCATAAAATCAAAGCAGCTTTGGGTAATGATGAGTCAAAGCTTTACGTAACCGCAGCTGATGACTCATTTTGGTACACCTGCTATTGATGCGTGCAGCCGTGGGGTCTTGCCTGCAAGTGGTATGACAATTAACGTACCTTCTTTGGTTACATCAGCTGGCGGCGGTACAGGTGTAGCACCTGTTGTAACCGTAGAGGCTGAGGCTGGAGCTGTACAAAATACAGGTATGGAAACAGCTTATCTAACAGGCACCGTATCTAAGTATTCAGGTATGAATACAATCAGCGTAGAACTATTAGAGCGTTCTGATCCTAATTTTTATGCAGAGCTAACTAATCAACTACAAAATGCTTACCTAAAGACTATTGACACAACTGTATTGGCTGCTCTTATTGCAGCTGGCCAGTACAGCTCAGGATGTGATGCAGACTCAGCAGGTATTATTGAGTTTGCCTCAGACTCAGCTCGTAAGGTTTATGAGGCAACAGGTTATTTTGCTAGTAACTATATTGCTAATGGATCACAATGGCAGCTATTAATGGGCGCAACAGATAATACTGGCCGTCCAATTTATTCAGCTAGCCAGCCAATGAACGCAGGCGGTCTTGTGCAGCCTGGATCAATTCGCGGTAATGTATTAGGTCTTGATCTATACGTAGATAAGAACTTTACAGCTACTACTACTATTGATGACTCAGCTGTCGTATTGGCACCTGAGGCATTTACTGTTTATCAGAGCCCACAGGCTTATATGTCAGTTAACGTAGTAAGTAATTTGCAGGTACAGGTAGCGATTTATGGCTATATGGCAACAATTGCCAAAATGCCTAAGGGTATCGTTAAGTTTAACCTCAACTAAGAAAACCCACTAATAGTTTGGTAGGGCTCTTAGCCCTTTGAGCCCTACCAAACCTTTTAAAGTAAGGAGTACACAAATGCCAGCAACCTACGTAACGGCTGCAACACTAAAGGCCTCTTTGGGTGTTGGCACCCTGTATGACTCTTACACCTGGATAGAGGACACCTGCCAGGCAGCACAAGATTTAATTAATGGCTTTTTGTGGTTTGATACCGCCCCTGTTGTCGGTACAGCTTTGGTAAGTAATGTAGCTACGGTTATGGTTGCTAATCCAGGCATTTTTACAACTGGCGAAAGCGTGACAATTGCGGGTGCTGGATCAACTTTTAACGGTACCTACACAATTACAGGCACAATACCTTTTAGCACAGGCACATCTAATATTTTGCCAGCGTTTAATATGCAGCTTAACTATTGGCAATTTCCACAGGGTTATAGTTTTATTCAGTATGCAAAGACAGCTGCTGATCAAAACTTTAGGCGCGTATTGCCAT